ATACGGGCAAGAGTGCCTTTGATCTCCGCAATATCAATGCGGTAATCATCTTTCATGACATAACCACGTTCAATCTCTTTAACATCTTCTTTGAGATCACGAATGGCATCCCAGAGGACTTTAAAAAGCCATCCAGCAATAGTTCCAACAATTGAACAAGCGATGTTAAAGAGTAATTGAAAGTCCATGTTTTAACCTTGCGGTTGTTCTGGTTGTGGTTCTGCTGGCACTTGTGGATCGGCTTGAGTTTTGATTTTAGACAAAACTACCCAAGCGCCAGTCTTAGTAGGAAGCTCGCCTAAAGTTTGTAACAAAAAGTTTACTTCGTTTACTTCTAGGTTTAATGCAATTGCCATGTAAATCCCCTTATGCTGTTGCCCAAGGCAGCGGTGTGTTAGATGGTGAAACGGGCGGATTCACCAGTGAAGAAATTTGTCCATCAATGTTTGCGTAATAATTGGCAAGATTGTCAGTCGCAGAATTGATCCAGCCAAGAACAATAGCCTCAGTTAGTTGGTTATAAGGCGTGAAATTGGCTTCTGCTTCTTGTGGATTAAAGTTAATGTTTCCACCAATTGATGCGGTGTGAATACCATCTGTACCAGATACAGTGAACAAAACATTGACCACATACCCAGTAGGATTAGGCACTGTGTACATTGAGTTAATTGTGGTTGTGTAAGTATTTGACATTATTATTCCTTAAGCTACGATCCAGTTAGATCCGTTATAAAAGACGGGAATTGTTACTGCGCCACCACCGACAACGGTAGCGCCAAAGGTAGGTGCTAATGCGTTTGTTACATAAGCTACCATACCTACCGTTCCAGCAGGAAGTGTTGCTACTGTATAACCTTTAGTTCTTGTAGTAGCAGAAAATACTGCTTGTTGAGCGTTATCAAAATAAACACCAATATTCCCCGCACCATCAGCCAAAACAATGTAATTGTTAGAAGTGCGAATATCTAAACCGCCAGAATTACCTGTAAAACCACCAATAATTACATTAAGGTTTCCTGTCGTTACATTGTATCCAGCAGGATTATATCCACCGCCAAAAAATTGATTGCCGTAACCTGTTGTTAAATAATATCCAGCTTGACTTCCTACACAAGTATTTCCATAAATAGCATTGTTTGAATTTGAAGTGTAACCAGCAGCATCACCAATAAAAGTATTTCCATTGGATGTTGTACTATACCCTGCTACCCTTCCTAATGCCACATTGCCTGTGCCAGTTTGATTTGTAAAAAGTGTTTCAAAACCAAACCCAACATTATTACTACCGGTTGTATTTCCTTGCAAAGCATAAAAACCATAAGCATCATTAGCATTTCCAGTTGTATTTGCTAATAAAGAAGCATACCCAAAAGCAGAATTGTAAGTACCTGTGGTGTTTGCATACATAGCAGACAAACCAACAGCAGTGTTATATGCGCCTGTTGTGTTGCTGTAAAGAGCTTGAGCACCAACGGCAGTTAAAGGAGTACCAGTTGTATTACTGTACGCAGCTTGATAACCTACAGCTGTGTTGGATGATGCGGTAGTGTTATGGGAAAGTGCTCCATTACCAACAGCAACGTTAAAGGTTCCTGTAGTGTTGGAATAAAGTGTTGGATAACCCGTTGTATCTAATGACCCAAGCACTGTATTAAAGCTGCCTGTGGTATTTAAGCCCATACTGCCGTAACCTATAGAACTATTATACCCTCCTGTTGTATTACCTACAGCAGCTTGATAGCCTATAGCTGTAATACCTGTAGTAGCTGTGGTATTAAGGGCAGCTTGAAAGCCAACGGCAGTGTTGCTAGAACCAGTATTACTTTGTAACGCCCCAGTACCTATTGCAACGTTGTTTATACCTGTTACGTTTGTTGTTAATGCAAGTGTTCCGATAGCAGTATTATTACTACCTGTTGTATTTCCAAATGCAGCTTGATAGCCTAATGCTACGTTGTTGCTTGCAGTAGTGTTTGAAGCAAGAGCTTGCTGACCCAATGCTATATTTCCAGCACCCGTGGTATTTGCGCTCAATGCGCTATAACCAAAAGCCGAATTAGATGTGCCAGTTGTGTTATTAAGAAGAGCGCTATATCCAACGGCTGTATGTCCGGCGCCTGTTGTGTTGTTAGACAAAGAAGCATAACCGATTGCAGTATTAGTAGCTACAGCGCCACTACCTTTACCAACAGTAAGACTTGATATAGATAAATCATTGGCTATTGTTGAAGTGGATGCACCTAATGCAATGCTTGTACCGCCAATAGTGATTGAACTGTTTGCTAAATAAGCATTAGCAATTGCTGTGCCATTCCAAACACCCGCAATAACCGTTCCTACGTTAGAGCTAGTAGCTGTTAAATTGGTAAATACACCTGTACTTGGCGTTACGTTTCCAATTGGAGTGCCGTTTATAGCATCTAAAGTTAACGCTACATTGCTAATAGTGCCACCAGTAATAACTACATTTGAGCTAGTAAAGTTAGTTACGGTAGCGTTTGTAGTTGTTACATTGGTTAAAGTAACTGATCCGCTAAGAATAGATACGTTTCCAAGGGCTAAATTGTAAATAGTGCTAGTGGTATTGCCTAAATAAACAGCAGTATTGCCCAAAGTAATAGGCGTAGCAAAGTTGGTATCTAGCTGGGATAGGGGCAGGGCTGTGGTAGCCGTTGCAAAAGTATAGGGTACTGTCATTAGAATCTCACTCTCAGTTCATGTTCAAATTCAAAGCCGTTATAGACAAATCCCGCACTATTAGATGTTACCGTTAACCCTAAATATTTTCCATATTGAGAAGCGTCAGATTTATATAATTCATATCCTACAGAATCCCAACTAATTGTTGCACCAGCATTATTTGTCCAAGGAATTGTGACAAACGAATTGTTTTGCCAAATAATTGCGCTAGATAACGAATATGCAGGGCTAGAACCAATTTCACTATCAACGGTAGCGGACAATGCGACTACATTACTGTTAGTAGCTTCAATAGCAAATTTTAACGCTTGTTTAGTCCTAATGGGATCACCCATTGGCATCAATGCGGTTTGGATACGGCTGGTAATCGTAGCGGTAGAATTGGCGTATAACTGGTACAGATTTTGACCAGCAGTTCCGTACAAAGTGACTTTACCGCCAACTGGTACAGAGGTTATATAGGCAAGACTATCGTTTTGGCTAGTTAAAAACCATTTTTTCTCAAAAAACACCGCTTGGATATAGCGATAGCTTTGAGTAAAGATGGCATCGTAATATCTAAAATTAAATGCAGCGCACAAGATGTTATTGATTAGCACCTGACCTGCATAAACAGGGCTGGCAAAGTCAATATTAGGAAACATACCATCTAAGCTATCTGAGAGCTTGGAAGTGGTAGAGCCCACTAGGGCATACACCCCATAATCGTTCATAAACAGCACGGAACGGAAATACGGAAAAATAGCGTTAGGGCGCTTAGATCCTACAGAGGCACTTACGTTTGTGTTTGTAAATATAGTAGTACCACTAGTAGTAACCCTAACATCCGAAAATACGTTGATTGAATCATCCCCAAAAATATACAAAAAGTTATTAGCAGAAAGAAGCTGCTGAATGTTGCCATGAAGGGTTGAGTCCGTTAAGGTTATTGATCCTGCTGAAACGCTTGTGAAGTCACTATAAGACCCCGCAGCGCTGTAATAAATAGTTCGACCTGCTGCGATCCATGTTCGACCTGAAAATGTCGCTATGCTTACGTTTTGCGTGGTATTGACTATGCCTTGCAAAATAGCATTATTGGTTGCGCCACCACCTGAAATGGTGACAACAAGGTTCGCATTGTTTGTGTAACCTGACCCTGGGTTAGTCATTACCACTTGAGTCACTACGTTACCGCTAACAACAGCATTGCCTACTGCGCCTGAGCCACCGCCACCCGTAATAGATACGGTAATGTTAGAAGCATTAGTGTATCCAGCGCCTCCCGAAATGACGTTAATTGTGACTGTTCCAGTAGCAAAGGTAGTGTAAGCTGCTACGGCTGATGCGCCAGTACCTCCGCCACCTGTAAAAGTAACGGTTGGAGCAGCGTTATAGCCTGAACCAGCATTAGATAAACTAACAAAGCCAACGGTATTTGCACCGCTAGTTAAAGACGCTGTAGCGTTAGCTTGTACGCCACCAGTTTGATTCGGGGCTGAAATAGTGACTGTAGGGGCAGTTGTGTAACCAGATCCATTGTTAGTAATAGCTACTACACCTACTGATCCGATTGAAATTACGTTGTTTCCATCCCATGAAGATAGACCTTTTGAGGGATCTAGTATCAACATTCTGTCGTTGTACCACTGAGAATAGCTTATTCCAGCGTTAGAAAACGTACCTGCTACTGCTACGTTTCCTGTAACAGCGGTTTGAATGTTGAAATATTGAGCAGACCCGTCTGTCAAAAAAGCAATGATGTAGTCATTAAGACCAATATTTACAGAAGCTAATTGACTTACGGTATTTGACCAAGTAACCTCTACATTAGAGGAATTGCTTACTTGATTGTAAGTTGGAACAATTTTGATGTTAGCGTAACCAACTGGTTGAGCGTTTTCAATCCAAGAAAACTCATCTTCTTCGATAGCGGTGCGGTTAGCCTTGGTGTTAAGCCCTTTAAATTGCTTAACTACTTGGTATGATTTTTTCTGTTCGGCAGCAGCCATTGTTAATTAGGACTACTGTAAGCGCTTGGTATTCTCCTGGTGTAAACGGTATTGAGAACAGAAGCGATTTGTTTATCGTATTGTTGCTTGTATATCTCAGACTCGCCAAAACTTTGTTCATAAAACTTGGCAAGGTAAGCAGCGTAAAATTTTACGCAAACTGTATAAGGATCGTTGATAGGGTCTGTTGCTGTTGAGGTATTTAAACTCAATGCGGTTGGCAATATGACGGTATCAATTTCTAGTTGATAGACTTGATCTGGTACTGGTCCGAGATATATCTGGCTTTGCCCATATATGGTGAAAGCCAAAGGTCTGCCAATGTAATTTTGCCAAAAACGCAAACGAGCATTAAAGTCAGACCAAGACAAATAATCAAGCGGTACACGGGTGTTCCCCCAGTAAAGGTTGATATTAAGAATATCTAAAGTATTTGATCCTTGAGGCAGCGCTGCGTAATAAATATTTTCGCAATTCCCAACGTATTGCAATTTAGCCGTTCCGTCAGAGAACGGTGTGCTTGGCGGATAGTTGCTGGCGTTAGAAGTTGTTGCGTTAGGGTATGGAGGTGCAGAAGATCCTGAAACTCCAGCCTGAGTGTATTGATAAATATAAATATTGCTAAACACAAAAGTGTTTAAAGAAACTGTTGTGTTTGCCACCCATTGCGTTGGGTTTGCTGGCGTAGCACCGTTAGCTGTTGCTGACGATGGTACTTGATAAGGTGCTTGAGCTACCTGAATTGTGCGTAAGCACCCAGTATCTCTTACTGTTCTTTCTCTTGCAGAGTTGATGTAATCAGTTAACTGTGTGTCGGTATAAAAGTTAGCGTTAGCATCATGCAACAATCTGCGTACATCCGTGATATAGCTTGAAAGGGTTGCCATTTATTTGCCATAGTTCATGCTACCGCTTGAAGGACTTTTCCCCCTGCCTTTTTAACGGGCAAGGGTACTCTTTCCACCAACGGGGATAACGATTGGTTCTTTTTTGGTGGTTCGGTAGATAGATCCCATTTAGTAAGAATTTCTAAACCCTTATCTAAATCATTAGAGGTTACTATCCATCCTAGCCTAGCCAAGTAAGGCTCTTTGTTGTCCTCTCCGTAACCAAATATATGACGAGCAACTTCAACAGGTATTTCTACCGTTTTGTTGGGTTCAAACACATAAAACACACCTCCATATCCATCTTTATGGGTTTTGTCAGTGTGGTTGGTTACAAATATATTGGACATTAAAAATTCACTACATCGCCATATACAGAAAAGTTTACAGTATTAGCATTACCTGATGCTGTAACTACGTTAATGTATAGAGCTTGGGTTTGAAAACCAGTAACAGTTGTATTGGCGTTGTAAGGAGCAGCAATGTTGAGGTCTTGATAAGTATTACCAGCAGTAATATTTGTCAACACTACGTTTGCTACAACGGCATTAGAAATGTTTTGGTCGCTGCTAGTAGTAATGGAAATATTTGCAAGAGCCACGTTACCGCTAGATCCGCTTACTGTAACTCTGCGAAGAATTATAGCGCCAGATCCAACGGTTGCGTTTGCGTTTGTCAAACCACCGCTTAACAACGGAATAATAATGGTTGTTGCTGCATTACTTGTTGTTGTGTTTAAAGCGGTAGATTTGACAATTGCTAGTCGAGTATATCCAAAACTGTCTTGCAATAACGATGCTACTCTATTTGCATTAGACATTTATTACCCCTTAACTGTTAAATGTGCCAGTTACAGGAATACCACCGTTTACAGTAATTAGCTGCAAAGTTGTATTAGAACCGCCAACAATCACGTTAGCCTGTACGTTTACACCGTCAGAAATAACAACGCCACCAGAGTTAGCAACATATACGTTTGAATATGTAGCTACGTTAGTTGAAGTGTTGTAGTTTGAAACGGCTTGAATTACTACGTTTGAAGTAGCAAAAGCAAGGTAAGTACCAGCAGGAATTACATTACCCGCAGTAGTAACGGAAATGTTTGTGGCAGCTTGCCAATACGCACCAGGCGTATTTTCGTAAGTACCAGCAATGAGGATTTTATTTAAACCGAGTGCCATGTTATCAGCTCCTTATAGTGAAATAGAGTTATAACCAGACACCACAGTCATTGACTTAGGCTTGGTGCTTACCAATTCGGCAATCATCAAGACAGCGCCAACATAACCGATTTGCCAGTTTGGTAATGTAGATTCAAAACCAGTAAATACAAAAGAACCTTGATCGTGGATATAAAGGTTTAAGTAGTTACTGTTGATGAAGTACATGATACCTTCAGGACAGTATGGATCTGGATAAACAGGAACACCAGCGACCATCAAAGCACGGAAAGCTGCTTGAGGACCGTTAGAATCGCCATCAAAAGCGTTTCCTGGGGTAATAACGTATTGCTCTTGACCTACGTAGTCTTGTGCTAACAAAGTCCATGTACCAAAACCGCAAACGGCAAAGGTAGGAACTTCAGCACCTTTTTTCACAGTACCAGAAATGTACTGCAATACGTTTTGACGTGTTGGGTTTACAGAACCTGCTGCATAACGAGTGGATTTCCACCAAGCGTATGTAGAGCGGTTAATGTTACCGTAAGTAGCTAAGTTTGTACCATCATCAATAGCGCCT